AAAATAAGTCCATCACGATGAAGCTAAGGCCTAATCACCCCCGCCGGTCTAATCACCCGGCACCCCTAAGCCTCCTGAATGGACGCAAAATTCAAACCCTAGCCGCAAATCTTTTTGCGGTGTCGGGTCTCGCGCTTGCTTTTTCGTGTACTTCTCTCATCAGAACAACAGCCTTCCTGTGGTTGGTCGTTTTTGTTCTGCTCTGGGTCTATGTTTTCCTTTTTCTGGTTTGCCCAATTCTCCGCATTTTCTCCGTGTTTTTCCTTACCAACTGGTTTCGACTCTCTTTTCCGGATGCGCGTGTTCCTCGTCCAACATCTCCTGGTGGATGTTGGCGGTCTCTCATGCAACACCCGGAAGCATGGCTTAACCATGAGGGTGATTCTTGGTTCGACGCACCTAGACTTCGCATAGCCCTCAGGCTCAATAGTGTTCGTTTAGTTTCTGTCATCAAGATCTCACCTCAAGTATACCACATTGTTCCCTTGTTTTCTCATCGCTCTCGCACGTACCGTGTGCGTGCCCTTCCTCGTGGTTGGTACGGCGGAATGAACGCGGACTATTTTGATGATTCTCCTCTCCACACAGCCGCTCTTGCTTTGCACGTTGGTGATTATAATCGTCAGTACCGTCATGCAGCTAGCGCTGCCCCTTTCGCTGTCCATCCCAAGTTGTTACCTTACACGCGTAAGGCCGGTCTGCCAGATCCTAATCCCGGCGCGCCACCTCATGCTCACGGAGCTCACGTTATGTTTGAGAGACTCAACTTGTATGTGGCGTCTAGAGTACTAGCAGGCCGGGACTGGTTCGCGCTCTACCTTCGTGACGAAAAGGTGGACGTGCTTATGGAAACTCCCGGTATGTCTCGACCCACTGGTTTCTTCAATCCAATCCTCGCCGGCAAAGACATCGCTCGGTATAAGAAGACTGCCGCCCCATCTGTCAACATGCCAGTTTCTAACGCTCCCTTGTGGTTTGCACACGATGTCCTCCAACACCTTAACGCTGGTGTTGTAGGCAGATGGTTTGATTCTAATCCCACTCTTGAAACATTAGTTGCCACTATCGTTGTGCCCCCCGAGACACTTTTCGATTTGCCCGCCTTGACCCCCGAGCTTTACAATTTTGAGATTCGCGATGGTGGAAAAACTCTGGTTTACATTCCAGAGGGCAACAACGGCGGCGCTTACTTTCAACCCGTGTCTGCTCGAGAGTGGGTTAGGGCTAAACGACTCGTCACGCCCGGTCGCGAGTGTCTGCATGTGTCACTGCTCGAGACAAACTACGCTCACCATGTTCTTTTGATCTCACGCACTCAACTTCTCCCCGAACAAGAACGCGTCATGGACATGCCTGAGCTCACCAGCATCCCGTACCTTGCTCATCCTTTTGGTAGCGCTTTTTCTCGCTTGACAATCCCGAGCCTTCTGTCCGCGCTGACGAAGTACGCCACTAGAGTGAATGCCACTGGCGTGCGGGATTTGTACAGCAAGGTTGCTGCTCGTCAAGCCGAAGTCTATGGATCTTATCCTGACTCGTATGTGCGTGCCGCAGTGCTTCATGCTGGAAGACAACGCGCACTTGACATACACGCTCAACCCGGCACCACTTCCTTTCTCATGAACTGGTTTTCTGAGCTTGTCAGCATACCTTTCATTCCGGTCGGTTACGCTTGGCAATCTATAGCCTCCCGTTCTTTTGCTTTACGTCTTGACGTCGGTAAGGTCTGGATAGTCGAGTGCGATTATTTGGTCGCTGCTTCTGCTGATTCAACACTTCCCGGCTATGTCAAATCGGTTTGCGACAGGAAGGCTGTCCCTTTCTTTTATTTGCCCCCTGATGCATCCCGTGGCGCACGCTTGGCTCGCAGTTCGGCCTCATTGCATATTCTTCTTGTCAGCAAATTTGTCTTCTATTTGTCTAAGTTTTTCATACCGCGGTTGGCTCGCCACGTAGTGCCCACGTTTGACGTGCTTTTTAAGGCTTTCGACATTCATGCTTCTGGCCTGCCTTTCGCGGTATTTGCTATAGGTCTCGCGGTGTACTTTCGTATCCCAACGCCACCATTGTTTTTGATTAACCCTTTCCCTTCAATGGTCAGAGCGGCTCGTACATTGTACGCCATGTATTTCATGCTTCCTTGCGCTGATTTACCTTACGAGGCCGGCTTGTCCCTGGACTATCAGTTCATGGTGATTATGACAACGGTATCTTTCCTTTGGCCGCACATCAACCCAATTTCTTACATTGTGCGCTATAAGACGGATTGTTATTGGTTGCCCGCCGTCGAAGGTTTTTTCCGCGTGTTTTCGCTTTGCATGCTTTACCTTTCTTATCGTACTGCTGCTCGCAAGAGCAACGGGTTGCCTCTTCATTGCCCCCCCTGCGATCCGCCTTACCGTGACTCCCCTTCATCCAGCTCTTGCTCTAGTTCCTCTTTCTCGAGTGACTCGTCGTCTGGTGACAACGATACCCCTTTGAGCGAGTTTGAGTTTGAAGCCGTTCCAACTGAAGCGCCTCAGCCGGCTGTCAATCAACCCACCGTGGACGAGTGGGTCGAGCTTAGAGACTTCACCACACGACCGCTCACACCTGAGATGCCTGCCAGACCAAACACCCCACCTGGCATTCCAGCTGACCCTTATTGGCGTTATGCCCTTCGGCCTTATGAGTTTGATTCACTACGATCGTGGTCTTTAATGTTAATGCGTGCTGGTGATCCTCCCCCAGTTCTTGATGCCCAGTCTTCCTGTGTTTGGCAGTGCATATCCGATGTCACCGGTGTTCAGGTTGACATCCTACACGCTTGCTGGCTGGCGTCCTTGTCACCTATCGATCGCCAGGCACAGCTAGCTGGCTTCGTGCCGTACGCCCAGCTTCCACGCGTTTTCCATCACTTTGCGCTGCGTGCCGTCGTTTATTCTGCCGTACGAGTTGAAGCAGATTGTCCTCGTGCTATTGGTGCACAAGGTAATGCAATGTATGATCCTGCCTCCAAACCTATAATCGCAGGCCAAGGTAAAGACACCCACATCGATGCCACGTTCTTTTTGGTTCGACAGGGTGACCAGACATACCATCTCATGAGCCACGCTAATGGAAATAATCGCGTTGGCACTGAGATCCCTGACCCCGCGGCTATAATTGGTTACGTTTCCCGTCAACTTAGTCGCGTTGAGCTAGGTTCAATCATTAACCAACCTGCCACCAAGTTTTTGCGTAGCTGGATTCGGCTGGACGGAGCTATTCCTAGCGCCGCGGCTGTTGCTGAGGGTCTTACTTCTGTGGGTCTGCCTGCATTCGTCAACCTCACCCGTCGCCCCGTCGAGCGGCAGGAAATTGATTATGTTCTCACTGCAGCCGATCATGATATCGCCGTCAAGCTAGGTCAAGACATTAAGAACAAGCCTGACGTTTTGGACTTGAAGGACTACCGTGCTAGCGATATTGCCCGAGGCTCTTACGAGTTAGCTAAGGCTGCGCGCACCGCCTTTAGGTCAGGGTCCCCACGTAAAGTCAAGTTGCACCTGTTCCACGGCGCTCCGGGTAGCGGGAAGAGTTATGCCGCTCAACAGTGGCTGGCTGCTCGGCATGCCACCACTCCTTTCACTAACGCTAATTTCCGGGTGCACACGTGGCTCAACAGCTTGCGTGGTCCTCTCCAGTCGTCTTTTGAACAGCTGATGCCTTTCCTGCAGTCATTCAACTTTCAAACTGGTTCGATGCCTTTGGCTCAACCGTTGCCCGGCACTATCATGTTTGATGACGCCACACAGTTGTGGCCCGGGTTTCTCCAGTTGGTTATTGCGTCCAACCCCGGTTTGACTGACGTGGTGCTCACTTTCGATGTCACGCAAGGGCGTACGGCTTTCCCTAACGCTGATTCACTCGTCAGATCTGAGTTGTCAACCGCTGAGTGGCTGGCTGCATTAAGCACCAAGTATGGAACGGAAATGTGGCGATTGAGCATGTCCAATTGCTCGTTATTTGGTTTCCCATTGCCTGCCGCTCCTCGCCCTGGCTCTTTGAACGGCGTTGTGGCTTTCGTTTCCAATGTCATCGCAGACCTACCCTTACTGGTTGTTTCCCCGCGTTTTGCCACTTCTCAAGCTGACTCTGGACAACGTTGCATGACCTTTAGGGAATGTCAAGGTTTTACTATACAAGGAGATGTCACGTTGGATCTTGGTGGTTTAAGTGCCACCTCCAACGATAATGCCTGGTGGACGGCCCTTACTAGGGCTCGAGGTAACATGATGCTGTTTCTTGGGCCTTTGTCGTCCGGCCCCGGCCTAAACGAACCTTTCTATGGCAGGTCAAATATCGCTTCCGCTTTGCTTGCCGTTGCGGCCCAGAGTCAGTGCTCAGTCATAACCCCGGCTCGTGATCCTATGCGGTTGGTTGCTCGTTCAGTTCAGGCTCATATGTCTCGCTGTCTTTCACCCGCAGCAGCTGCTTATGTCGGTTTGCCGGTAGCCACTCCTTTAGTTGGCTCTCGAGTTAATTCTCGCCACAAGGCCGAGTGGTTGGATTCACCTCGCGATTCCTTCCTTGGCGATTACTGGACAGCAAGATCTCATCGGGCCCAATTTAAAGGTTTTGCGAGCGCTTCTTCACCCGCCTTCTCCCGCCATAGCTCACAAGTGTCTGACCCGGCTTCGGGGGTTAGTGACCTTTTGCGCCACTATGCTTCCATCCCTAACGACGCCAAGCTGCATTCAGATGACGGTGGTTATGTCATGCCTTCTGCGCCAGTCATCTCAGCTCAGGCTGATCCCGCTCTGAATCATGGTCGCATGCGTGATCCTGATTTCAGGGAAGTCATTCGTGGCACAAACAGCACCATGCAACACGTCGAGGATGGCCCTCATGAGATACTGCACCACACCAGGGCTGATCGTTTGACGGCTTCCATATCTGAGCAGAAACGCATCAATGTCGGTGTAGACTGGGGTCATTTGTCTTCGGGAGAACAACGGCGCCTCAAACAGCTGAAACGCGGATTCGGAAAGTTTTTCTCAGTGCCCGCCTGGAATGAACAGGGTTGGAACGCCAACCTGTTCGAGCGGTGTGCCTCTGAAGCCTACGCCCCGTGGTGTGGCAAACGTACAAAAAAAACAGATGATGCGCTCACTACTCAAGAATCCTATTGACTCGGCTTGCAATTTCGCTCACCTTTTCCTAAAGTCTCAGTTCGTCAAAAAGGAGGAGGCTCGTTACGCTGATGCGAAAGCTGGTCAAACCGTGTCTGAGTTCAACTTGGTTCGCCAGTTTCGTGATGCTCCATATGCCTACTATTTGGAACATCTTGCCCTAAAGTATAAACACCAGGGCACGTATTTACATTTGCGAGCTTCCCCAACTGACATGGATAAGTGGTATGTTCGCAACTGGCGTCAAGGCGAGATGACTGCGAATGATTACACCGCGTGGGATTCCGGTTGCGACCGCGTTTTCTTGGCTTTCGACTGCTGGCTCATGGAGATGTGTGGCATGCCTGGGGAGTACATCGCCTTGTGGCGAGCTGAACGTTTGACCACACACAGCTATCTTGGTCCGCATAAGGTCAGGCAGGAGTCAGGCGATCGATACACTTTCATTTTGAACTCGTTGCGTAACGCAGCCATTACAGGGGCTTCGCTTAGGTGTCCCGCTGGGACCCCGGCCTGTTTCGCTGGTGACGACAGCGTCGTCCTGGGTCGTTGGGGCAGAGCTAATGGTTTCGTCCCTTCAGCTTGGGCCATGACTCCCAAGTTGGAGTTTGGCGACAATTTGCTTTTCTGCGGTTACGCATTTGGTGGTCAACATATTTCGTTGTCCCCTACCGTTGTGCTGCACCGCAGTCAGTATGGTATGGCTCTTGGCCGAAACGATGCTGACTATTGGCGTTCCATTGCCGATGCCATCAAGGAAAGCTCCATTACTTCTCCAGACTATTCTCCCACTTTAGCGACAGCTGTATCTAACTTGGTCTCTGCTGCCGTCAAGTATGGATTTAGTGTTGACACCAATCTTCGCGTCATCTAAGCTCCCTGACCTCGACATGTCTTTAAACTGTCATTTCAACGGCTGCCCACTCAGGGGCCCCAACTTCGAATTCCTGAGACACAGTGACCTATACTCCGCCGTGAGGCGTCTGTACCTGCATTTTCGGGATTCACTACCATTCTCATCTCGTGGCGAATCCGATGCAAGGGCGTGTCGATCTTCCCGAGTCACGGGGACTTATTGGATTGGCTGCCGTGGCAGATCAGGAGATGCCTCAGTATGTGAGGACCGACCTGAGGAGAGGGAGGGCTAGCTCCCGAAGGTTAAATCTCGTTAACCACACTCACCTAAACGCCGTGAGGACTGCACAGACTGAACGCCACGCGGGCCACACTGACTAAATTCTTTCCTTGTCAGAGTTATGTGGTCTGAAAGATACAGTCGGACTTGGTTGTTGATTGTGGCTGAAACCGCTCGTTTGAGATCGTTGGTTTCAATCACTGCCGAGTAGCCTATGCTTTATTATTTGTTCCCGCTTGCACTAGCCTTAAACATTCTTGCTATCCGTCTAGCCATCCTCTTGTTTCGTCGTTTAAATCAACGATGACCGCTTTGGCCGCCACTGATGGAACTCTATCTGCTCTCACCACAGGTGTGTCCCAGCTTGACACTGCCAATTTACCTGTGCCTCAGCAAATCGAAATCCCTTTTGTGCACATCTTTTCTCCTAATGTTAGGTCTCGTTTGCATTTTGATGAGGGCAAGATTGGCACGATGTTGTCGCTGTTCGAATCTGTCCATTTTGTCTCTCTTCGCTTTTCCGTCGAAGTCACCGGTCAAGCTGGAAAGCTTTGGTTTTCTGCCACTCCTTCTAGCTCGTCTCCTGCACAGGATAGGGACTGGTTGGGCGCTCCAGTTTTTCAACGCTTTGCTGGTAACGCTCACGGTGACACTTTTGCTGAATATGTTTTTCCTTCGTCTCACCCTTTTGGTCGTGAGGTCAAAGCCACTGTCATGGGCAATGAGCATCCCAGGTTCTACTTCCGTTTTGACGGAGGGTCTGGTGATTCTTGCTCTGTCCGCGGCAATCTTGTTGTTCGTGGCGGCGGTCGTGGCATCATTGATGCCATTTCGCTTACTAACCTCGCCACCAACAAGTCCGTTCCTGCCGATTCGGCTGTCGGTTCTAATTAGCGTGTTTTCACTTCTTTCCCAACCGGTTTATTGTGCGCGCTATCCACTCGGTCAACTTGATCCACCAACTTACACCCACATGGTGAAGGTTGATGATCCTTTTCTGTTTGTGAACAGCATAAAGTATTGCCATAATTATCCTGACTTTATGTGCTATGTTCGAACAGGTAACGGTTGGACAGCAGGCGATGAAATGGCCTGGACTATCACTTCGTGTTCAGATGAGTCGGGGCTTGGTGCTGTACGCATCAGGTTCCCTGTCGCCGCGGACAGTCAGTCAAATGGCGAAACTAACGGTCTTTTCAACGAGCTAAATAATGGCAAAGTTGCCGGATCGCACGTTGTCGTCACTGCTTTTAACGGCTTTGTTCGTTTTCACCCCGGGGCCACAATTGATTTCTATGCCTTCGTGCCCTTTGAACGATGGGCTGGAAGTCTATACGTGGATTTTTCTGCTCCGCCTGGAGCGTGCTATGCTTTCGCTTTTCGCCGCATGGTCATATGGTCAGGTCAACCCCCACCATACATTCCCCCAGAGAATGATCCTCATCACGATGAATTGTGATGTTTATCGCGCAGGTGGTGCGATTAATAAATTACCACCGCACACTCACTATTCTTTTTACGCTTCGTGTTTAGTCTTTTCACTGTTCTTGAGTTTGCGTGTTTTATGGTCTTCCGGTCACCTTAGTGGTTTTCCACCCCGGTTTAAG